AAACATATTATAATTAAATAATTTTATAATATTTAATATATTTTAAAGAACTGTCTTTTTTTGTTCATTCTGTTTTTTAAGACACCTATCAAGGGGTATAATTTAAACTACACCCCTTTTTTTATTTCTAAGAGTAATTCTCTACCCCATTGACCAAAGTACAACTTGAAATTAGCAAATCTGTACCCCCAGAATCGTAGAGGGCTGTGAAGTTAAAAGTCTGGGTTGTAATTTCATCTAACGAGAAGTCAGGTGCGAAATTGTCAATTGTCACTTTCGGCAAGTCCAAATTAAAGCTATATTTTGTTGAACCAGCACCAATTGAATCTGAATGCGTTAAAGCAATTCTAATTGCTCTGTTAGTTCCATTTTTTACATAATTCAAGAATGTTCTATCCTCATAATTTAATGTAAATTCACCAGTGATATTAAATCTTTTATTAGCAATATCTTCTGGTTGTACAGTACTCAATGTAGCTTGTACTTCAGCGTTCTTCTCAAATGTAAGAGATAAAGATTTTAGATTTACTTTTGATGCGGCTGCTAATCCAGTTGTATCAGTAGCAGTTTTAAAAGTAAGATACCTACCTACAAATTTCTTTTCTGCACCATAACTATCAGTTAAAGAACCTGTATCTTGACTACCTTTTGACATAAAACTTACAGTATAGGTAATAATAGAATCTGGTTCTATATTAATAGTAAGAGAATTAATCATTGCTAATTCAAAGATTAAATTCCCTATTGGGTCTTTTGTGCTAATTGATAAACTTGGGTGCTCATTATCATTTAAGATTGTGTATGTGTGTGTGTAAGATGAATCCACTACTGTACCTGAACTTACTGAACCAATAAGTGCTTTTAAAACAGCACCAAAACTTTGGTCTCCAAGTTCTACTTCCATATCACCTTCGGCGTGTAATAATGTTACAGGGGCTTGGTCACCTCCCCATATACCACCAAAACTAGCTTCTGATAAAGCTCTTGTTGGTTGGTCTGCGAAGCTAAAAGATAAAGTGTTTAACCAATAAGTTGGTGCTACACCAACACCTCTTGTGGCTTCAACGCCTATCCCTATCGCTTCTCGTCTTCCTATCCAGAGTGCTGCCATATATTTGTTGTTTAATTTATTAATTTTAGGCTAGTGGTAACCTTTTATTATTTTAAAATATTTTTTCTCAAATTTCTTCTCCTTCCATTTTGTTTTATTGTGACATTCGTGACATAAAGTAATACCATTATTTATATCCCATAATTCTTTGCAAGCTAAAGCTTGTTTAGTTGTTTTAATATTATTTTCTTCCAAAATTAAAGATATTAATTTAATATGATGTACTTCTAAATGATTATCTGTTTTATTTTTAGAACCACATTCTTGACAAGTGAAATTATCTCTTTTTAAGATAGAACTATGCCAAACTTTCCATTTATCTAAATTTCTTAAACTTTTTTTAATAGGAGTGATACCATTTTTCCAGTTCCAGTGTTTATTTTTTTTTCTGTTATTGTAAACATTTTTATCTCTATAAACATATCCTTTCAATTTTTCACTTCGTTTCTTTTTCGTTTCTTTACTTTGTTTTGTTCCTTTTAAAGTTCTACTAGTACCTATATTAGCACACTCTTTAGAACAATATTTACCTCTGTTCTTTTTTATAAGATAGTTGTATTGTATGAATTTTTTATTACATATTTTACATTTTATTTTTTTACTTGTTTTTAGTTTACCTTTAAAAGATTTATTAACACAATTAATGGAACAGCAAAATTCTTTTTGTCTTTTTAGCCTCCATTTAGAAATATAAATCTTTTTGTTGCAAGTTTTACAATTAACAATTTTACCTGTTTTTTTACACATACTAGTATGTTTAGTAATTTAAAGGGCTATTAGGGAAGAACATACCTTCCCTAATACTTGCGGGAGCTACCACCCAATTTATATATATTTTATATTATTTTATTAATGACTAGTGATAGTCTTTTTTAGTTTTAATTATTTTAACTAATATTATTCAAATCCACAGATACACGTGCTCTTAATATAATTTCACTAGCTCTATATTCTGACTCACGCCCTGCATATCCCCATACAGACGGAGCGGCGAATAAATTTATAAAAGTATAACCAGTTGGGGCTTCTATTCCAGTTAGAGTATAATTTTTATCAAAATCGTCCATCACAGAACTTACCAACTTCCTCATTTTTCTATCTGCCTCCGAATATACATCTTGTCCTGCTGTTCTAGTAGTTCTATTTATAAATAACCTAACGTGCATTGCATATATTCTGACATTTTCTTGTGTGGTATTATAATCTGATTCATTATTTGAAGGTGTTACTGTACAAGCTGGGTCACCTTTAAATTCTGCTACCTCATAAGAATAAACTTCTTGCAACGAAGTATTTGCCTTTAATATTTCAACTATTTTTTGTATTAATACTTCCCACATACTATTTTACACTTATATCATTTAAAACTTCATTTATTTTTTTATTGAAAATTTCTTCTATTCCTTTCCTAGAATTTTCTGCACCAATTTCCATAAATGGATTTGCTTTTGTTCCAGGATGCATAACTCTCTTAACTGGGTGCATAGCACCTTTCCAATATAATGCTTTTTTATTTCTAGGAGTTATTATATGTGGTCTAGTTCCTTCGTGGACAAAGATAGCATATTTTACATTTGGTTCTATTATAGCACTTAGATTAAGAAATCTAGGTAATATACTTCTTCTTAATCTACTTGTTTTTCTAGGCGTAACTTTTTTAATTTCTTCTGTTGTATATAAAGCACTTATATTAATTGCTTCCTGTAATTTTTGGTTCATTGATTTTGGCGATTTGTCTAAGTTCTTTATAAACCTATCCAATCCATTAATTTTGATTGTTATAGCCATATTACTTAGTTAATTCTACCAAAAGTATCGTGTAATCTATACTGCCAAAAGTTCTTCTAGTTTCTCCACCTGATAAAACTGTATATTCTTCATTAGTAGATTTATCTCTTATTCTGTCCCCTTGTTTAGCGTCAGAAGCACCATCAACATAAATTCTAAACTGCTTACCAAATACCCCATCTGTTAATTCTCTCTTATCATCTGTTGCTGGTTGAATTTGGCATTTTATTGTTTCACCAGTAGTTAATGCCATTTTATCGTCACCAATATCAGCTAATCTTAGAATCGTAATTGATTTATTCATTAAGTGTGCAATTGTCATATTATAATTCTAATATTTTATACTTATCTAATATTTGTTTAACTCCTAATCTTTCTACTTTTTCATCAAACTGTCCGTAGGTTACCGAATAATCTCCCAAAGTTTCTGATTGTTTACCTGCTTGACCTTCACCTTTTTGTCTTACCAAATCAGCTACTAATAATGTTGACGCTAATTGTATATCTGACGGAACTGATGCTGAATAACTCCAATCTGCTGTTACTTTTAATCGTCTATTTCCAGACAAGAACGCACCTATTGAAGAACTAGCAGTTAAAATTAATTTATATTTAGGAGCATTTATATCGTTATAAGGAGAAGTAATAAAATCATTACTAGCCCCCTCTGTGAGTTCAACATATTCAGTTCCATCTGTTTCTAAAATATCTAATTCTGTTATATCTCTAAATTCATCTATAATTATTTCCCTTCTACCATTACCGTCAAAATATCTAGTTTCAGCTTCAACAGACGCAAACTCTCGCTGTGTGTACCATTCAATATAACTATCTGCTGAAGAAATCCACGCAGTAAGAGAGCCAACCTGACCTGAGGTTAAACTATATCCAAGATATTCTTCAATTTTTGTTTGATTAGTAAACATATTCATCTATTATTTTTAAAAGTTTTTTTATGACATTCTCTACACAAAGTTAAGCCGTTATTTATGTCAAAAATTAACTCTTCCTGTTTGTTTTTTAATAATTTATTTACTGGAATTATATGATGTGGTTCTAAATAACAACCTTTTTCTCCACAGTCTTGACAGGTAAAATCATCTCTTTCAAAAACTTTTTTACGCCAAATTTTCCATTCTGCTTTGCCTTTCATTAATCTATTTCTAGAAGTAATACCACCTTGCCAATTCCAATGTTTTTCTCCACTATTATATTCTTTAATTCCTTTATTCCAAGGTATTTTACCTTTTAAACTTTTACTTATTTTTTGTTTTGTTTCTTTAGAATGTTTTTTTCCTAAATTTATTTTTCTTAATGCTTTAGAAAGTTTCTTTTTAGTTTCATCTGACATTCTATTACTAAAGAATATAGCTCTACAGCTTACTGTACAAAACCTTGCTTTTTTCTCTCTATATTTGTGTACCCAGAATTTATTGCCACATTCTTCACAAATTTTATACACTCTTTTATAATTTTTATTCTTACTTCCTTTTCTTCTACCCATATTTATTTCTTTCTAGTATTATACCAAGCTAAAAATAATTCCACAACAAGTTTAAAACCACCACGAACTGCTATAAATATTACACCTAAGATACTTCCATCTTTAAACGCCTCTAGTGTTATCATATCCCAGTTTGCTACTAGCATTAAACATATACCTGCTATAAAAGTTACTATTGAACTTTTAATGTATCTACCATAGTGATTTTTAAAACCTCTATAGATTGTTTGTAATTTTGTTAATTTTGCATTGCTCATATATTTGTAATTAATTAATTATTTTTTTTGTTAAATGTTTTGGAATAGTTGTTGTCGCTATCTCAAAATTTAAACCTATTGGTTTATCTCGGTAATATTCTGCGTTTCCGTGTTCACTATAATAAACTAATCGTTTTTTTTTAGTAAGTCCTCTAAAGTGGTAAATCTTTGATTAAAGTATTCTTTTAAATTTTCAAATTCGTTCCTACTTGGAATACCATCAATTTTGTTTGAAATAGTTATAATATTCGTTTCGTTGTTTGTTGACCTAACATCTATCTTAGCTATACACCAAGCCCCCCAAGCAACAACACTAATTACTCCAGCAACTATCCCAATAGGAATTAATGTTTCTCTAGTTATTTTTTTGATTTGTTCACTCATATTTTTATACTTTTTTAATAACCTGTTCTTCTCCATCACAAGTTTTAGTGTCAAAACCTGCAAATGGGTTTTTAGTAACATCTAATTCAATTTTATTTCCTATTACAGCTTTAAACGGTAATCTAATCCCATCAACTCCAGCATCTTTTAATTGCTGTAAAACATTTTTTTTAGTTGTAAAACCTTTAATAGTGTACATATCTTTATTCTCTAATCATTTTTAATTTAATTTTGAAAACTTTTCTACGTTTTTTAATCTGCTTTTCCATTTTTTCCAAGTAAGCAATTTCTCTTATAAGATATTCTTCTGAGTATTCAATAGTTGTGATTTCTTCCAAATATTTTTTGCCATTTTTTTGTTTAATTCCCATATAATTATATAGTTGAAAAATCTACTAACGTAGTTGTTTTAGTCACACCACCTGCTGTTATTTTAATTAATATATCACCATCATCCCCAGTATCAGTTCCATCACTTTGCCAAAATACTGATTTTCCTTCACTTGGGTCATTTGGGTCTGAACTTAATTCTTTTATACTATACTCTCCACCTATGTCTAGCAAATATTCTGGTGAAGCGTTGCAAATTCCTACTCTAAAATCTTGAAAAGCTGTAAATATATTACCAATGTTAGCTGCCGTATCTGTGGTGCTAATATTCATAATTGGTAATATTTGTGTATCTCTTACACCAAATACATTTAATGCACTACGAGTACCAACATTTAAAGCACCTATATTCATTCTCGCTCCACCATCATAAGGAGTACCACATTTTGTTGAACCACCCTGAGTGTTAAATCCTACATTACCACCACCCACCGAAAACCATATTCCACCAGCGGGAGCAGCTAATCTTATTAAATCTCTACCACTTCCATCATCTCTTACATTAAATATTGCGTGAGTAGCTAAGGCTTGTGAATTTCCCATATGAAACGCACCTGCATTATCTACTAAAACTATATCTCCAGCTACCGTATCTGTTAATCCTAAATATCCTGTTGCTGTTGTGCCTTTAGCTTCTATTGTATATGTTGGTGTATTTAAACCTATTCCTAAACTATTATTATCATCATCCCAAAATAAATTTGAACTTGCTCCGAAAATTCCACTATTATTAAACTGTACTTCTCCGTCATTTCCAGCAGGGGGTGTATTTACTCCACTAAGTAAACTAGCAGATATTTCATTTGTTTCTATACTCGCACTTAAACTATTTTGAACAATACTTACACTAATTTCATTTTCATCTGTTGTAGCACTAACACTATCACTGCTTTTGGTGATATTAATTTCGTTTTCTTCTATTGAGGCATTAATATCAACCATATTTTAGCTTGTTCTTTTAGTTATGTCTTCAAAAATAATTAAATTCTGTCTTGTTATGCTAGAAATTTTACCCGCACTATCTTTAATTTGTAAGTCGTAATAATATGTCATAGCATCTATATCTGTATCGGTGTTTGATAATTCAATAGTGGTAATACCACTTAACGGAGTTGTGTGAGCAACAATATCTTTTTCAATTACTGCATCAGTATCATCTGTATCGTTTAAATCTTCTTCTTTTTTAACTGTAAAAAATACAGTACTACCTGTTAAATTTATAGGGTCACCATTTGCATCTGTAAAAGTTACTACAATGTCTTGGTCATCACCTCTAACTATTTGTATTGCTGACATAGTTTTTAAATTAATTCTGTTTGTCTTAAGTGGTCTGAGATATTATGAGCCTCCCAGTAGGCTTAGAGAGCGGGTATTCTAGCGAAGTGAGTGTGGGGCTTTTGGCGGGAGTAGACTTGAATCACCACCTTTCTCCGCTTCTTCCCAATAGGGAGAAACGTGTGAGCAATTGGTGCATTTGTGTAGGGGGTCTAATCCTTCATCGGTTGGGTCGTAACCCAGAATTTGCAAACACTCTTTCTTGCA